CGGCCACGGCGAGCGGCGATCAGGGCGCGGCCACGGCGAGCGGCTATCAGGGCGCGGCCACGGCGAGCGGCACTCGGGGCGCGGCCACGGCGAGCGGCACTCGGGGCGCGGCCACGGCGAGCGGCTATCAGGGCGCGGCCACGGCGAGCGGCACTCGGGGCGCGGCAATGTCCCCCGGATACGGCGGGACGGTCATGGGTGCGGAGGGCTGCGTTTTGTTCGCGGTCGAGCGCGGCGAATGGGATGGGCGCGGATATCCCGCCCTGTCCACTGCCTCGGGCATTGTCGGCAAGAAGGGCCTGAAACCCGACACCTGGTATCGCGCCAAGGCCGGAAAGCTGGTGGAGGTGAGCCAATGAACGCTGTATTTTCCGCCGACCTGTTCGCTCGCGCCGCCTATGCCATGAGCGCTGACCCACACCGTTACTATCTCTCGGGCGTCGCAGTGCAGCCCTGCGCAGAAGGCGGCGTCATCCTGGTCGCGACCAACGGCACGTACCTGCTGGCTTTCCACGACCCGCACGCTTTTTACGACGGGGCCGAAACCAGCACGATCGTCCAGCCGAGCGTTGCCACACTGAAAGCGTGCCGAGCCGCCAAGGATTACGGCCGCGTGGTCGTAATCACGGGGAGCCGGCTGGAGGTCGTGGAAGCCGCGCCCAAGACGGCGGAAGAGCGCAGCTCTGCGTTGGTCGGCGAAGGGCTGCGCTCGCACATTCAAGCCGAACCGTGCCTTGTGGACGGGTCGTTTCCAGAGTGGCGGCGCGTCTTGGCAAAGGGCGACCTGGTTGAAGGCACCCGCGCCGCACTCGACGCTAAAGCCCTCGCCGTCATGGGCAAGGCGCTCAATCTCGCTACGCCGTTTCTGCGGTTCTGGGTCAACCCTGAAGCTACGGGCGATCAGATTGTGCACCACGTGCGCGGCACCTACCCCAGCGGCTTCGGCGTGATCATCAGCGGCCGTATTGTCGTCAAGGATCCGTTGGTTCCGACATGGGCGTGATGGCCGCTTCGGCTACCCGGGCTTGTGCGTCGGCCTTGGCCTTGCTGCGTTCCTCGAGAGCCTTGGCACCGTACAGCACGCCCGTGCCCGCCCAAGCTGCCGTGATGAAGGCGGCACCGGCCATCAGGTCAAGGCGCATCCACACGATGCTGACCGTCGCCAGGGCCGACGATCCGCCGGCCGAGAACAGGACGAACGGACGCGCGAGGGCACCCAGGGCCGTTACGACGCGCTCGAAACGCGGCGGCAGGGTCACAGGCCCAGCGCCTTGAATATGCGCGGCAGGAGATAGGGGCCGAGAACGACCAGCACTGCGCAGACGCCGGAAAACCAATAGACGATGCGCCACAGGGCCTTGATCTCAGCCTGCAGTTCGCCGACCTGTACCTTAAGGCCGTGTATGTCGTCTGTGTGGTTTTTGGTTCTTTCGTCCAGTCTTTCCAGCGTTATGTCGCTCATCGCTGTGCATCCGCATGAGCAGGCGCACGGCGAAGACCAGCCCGCCAAGAGCGCAGAGAAGCCACAGCATGACCAACTCCCACGCTCCCGACAGCTATTAACTGGACGACGTACGCCCCGTTCAAAAGCACAGCATAGACGTACATGCCGCCGCGCGACAGATGGCCGGACTTCCATTCGTAGATTGTGACCACGTGGGCGATCATCTGGAAGACGACGGCCCACATAACCACGACTTTCCAGCGCTTCGGGTATGCGCGCCAGTTGTGGAAAAGCATGGCGCAGAACGCAATGTCGACGAACGGGAACACGGCGATGGTGTCGGGCCAGCCGACCGTCTCTGTCAGCACGTTGGACAGAAGGTACGACGCGCAAAGCAACAGGCTGACACCCATGGCGTCAACCAGGCTCTTGTCTCGCATCGCCGCCCAGTGGTTTATCGCCCAGACCCCCAGCGTGGCCAGGCCGTAAAACGATACCGCGGACATTACGGACCAACCGGCTCGTCGGGGTCGTCAACCGGCGGCTTGTTCGTACCGCCAGAGAACAGCGTGACCACGCTGTCGGTCGTCGCGTGCTTTTCGGCATAGGCCCGTTGGGCGCGGTCGAGCGTAGCGTGCAGCACCGCTTCCATGCGCTTGGCTTCGGCTACGGCCGCCTCCATGCCTTCGATCGACGCGCGCAAACGAACCAGCGCAGTGCCGATTTTCTCGATATGCCTCGATGCGTCCATACCTGGGCGCTCCTAGTATTTGATGATGGGGAGGTAAAGCTGGTGCTTCGGTGTTGTCTCGCCGCCCGGATTGTGCAGCTCCGTATTGTACGGTGTCAACGTCTCTCCGATGCCGCTGTTGCCGGTCACGGTGAAACCGGATCCGCCTTCGCTGTTACGCGGCGTCGGGGCCACGAGGTGCAAGTGCTCGCCAACGGTGTCGGCGTAGTTCGCGCCGTCCGGCGTTCCGGCCCTGTCGAAATAGCCGTCAGTCAGCGCGTCGGGCAGGTTGAACGTCGTCGTGCCGTTGCCCGCACCCCATGTCGTGCCGATGACGGCGAAGAGCGCGGCGTACGTCGTGCGGGACACTGCGGATCCGTCGCGCACCAACCATCCGTTCGGCGCGCTGCTGCCCGCGGTATGCCCGATGATGCCCGGGGCCAATGCGACCTGCTGCACCTCCGTAGCTGACGAATAGATGCGGAACCACGGACCGAACGTACCGGCGATGCGGAACCGCTGGTACGTCACGGTCGTGGCCTCGCTGCCCCCCGTGACCCCGGTTGCGGTCTGCACGACGTTGTTGGCGTCGGTGGCGGCAACTTCAATGCGCAGCGCGACGGCCGCCAGGGCGGACGGTCCGTTGGTCACGCCGGCGGCGGCACCGTACCAGCCGTTCGACAAGGCGGTATTCAGGTCCGCGGACGCGGCGACGCTGGCGGTCGTGGCGGCCAGACGGTCGGGCAGCACAAGCGGGGGCAGCAGTTGCGACGGGAGCGACTGGACGATCAGGAACTTGGACCCGCTGTACTTGGCGGTGTACGTGCGGTTCGGCTGCAGGTCGCCTGCTGCCGGGTCCGTCTCGGTGTTGGACTGCAGCGGCACCGTCGCCAAGGCGCCGCATTTCATGGTCAGCGGCCCGGCGGGCGAAGCGTCGGGCACCGTGAACTCGATCGTGCCGCCAACTACGTAGGTGAACGTCGAGCCGGGCAGCGCCAGGCTATAGGCCCCGCCCACGCGAGTGGCGGCGGCATAGGTCAGGCGCCCCTCGCGCAGCGCAGTGGACAGACGCCCGGGCGATACCAGCAAGCCGTTGCTCGAGGGCGTGATGTAGTCGGCCGCAACAGCGATCAGCGACAGCGAGAACGGGTCCGCGAGTAGCCATTTTGTCGGGTCAGAACCGGGCAGCACGGTATTGTTGGCCACGAGGGAGCCGTACAGCGCCAGACCCGCGCCCGCGTCGTACAGGACGAACGCGCCCTTGCCGTACGATACGGGCGTGCCGCCGTTCTGCGCCGTGGTCACGAACTGCGGGTTGCCCCATGTCTGATACTGCAGCAGGTTCGACGTAATGTCGAAAAACAGCGCGTTCATTTTGTCGCGCTCGATCCGCTTGGCGTCGGGGTCTGTCGCCGGGTCCAGCTCGTAGTCGATCGGATAGCCGGCCGTGTAGCTCATTGAGCCGTCGACTTGCGCCGGATCCGGAATGGGCGACACGTCGCCGCTGACGGCGAACGGAACCTTGAAAAACTTTGTGTCAGACATAGGAACCGCCGAAGTTGCTGTTCTCAAAGTTGAGATAATAGGGCGCGAAGCCGAACCGCTCCGCAGGGTTTATCAGGATGGTGACTTTTACGCCAGCCGGACGCGGCAACAGGTCGAAGTTCTGCAGGACGTACAGCAGCGCGGCGTCGGGCGGGAAGGTGAAAACGTACGTGCACGTCATGTCCTGGCCGTCCAGAACGTACACAAGGCCCTGATCGCCGAAGAGGTATTGCAGGAAGGTGTTGATTTCCGGCACCGCCCCGCGCGTCGTCAGTTGGAAGTACCGCAGCCGAAGCGCCAGACGCCGCTGCGCCGTGGACAGCGACAAAGCGGCGTCGTTGTCACGGCCGAAGTTGCTTTCAAAGAAGTTGAGGTTGAACTCCCCGAAGCCGAACACCGGGCGGTCGCCGGACGCCGGCGCGTACGCCAGCAACGGCAGGTCCAGAATGTACGCCCACACCGACAAACCGAAATCGTTGGCGGTCCGCAGGTCGAACACGTCCCTGTACCAGTCGAGCCAAAAAGCGGTCTGGGCCCCGTCGAACCATGCTTGTTTCGCCTCCACGATTGAGCGCAGCCGCACGGCCGCCTCGTACTGCCACAGCAGGGCTTGCTCCAGGTCCGCAGACGGGTCGAAGGGCTGGATTGTAACCATCAGGTGACGTTCACCACGATATTGCCCGCAATGAGTTGCGCGCGCTCGCTGATGGTGATGGCCACGGGGGTTGTGGCGAGCGTGCCGGGGGCCGTTCCGATTTCGAGGTTGGCGACGTACAGTTCAGGCGCGGCGCGGTTGACCGCCCCCGCGAGCTCAAAGGCCGAGACGTCTTGACCGATGCCCAGCCCCGCCTCGCCGGCTTGCTCCCCGCTGGCGTACGCCACCATGGCCTCGCGCACGACGGTGGCCGGGTCGCCGCCCGCCCCCGTGACCACAACGGTTACGGCCGCATATATCGGCACGGCGTCGGGCCGTTGAAACTGTACGTCGTAATCCTGGCCGGACGCGGGATCCGTCACGGTCACGGTCGTTGTGCCGTTCCAGCCGCAGCCGAGCGATTTCTTGGCCAGAAGCGCCGCACCCACTTCGCTGTCCAACCCGCCGTCCACGCAGACGTATATGCTGTGCGGATCAAGGGTCACGTCCTCGATCGTCAACGGCGCGTCGGTGTAGTTCTCGCGGAAGACCACGGAGGTGACGTCCGCGACGTTCCAGACGCCCGCCAGGATAGCTTCGGGCAGGGCGACACCCTGCGCGCCAAGGGTCACGCGACGGCGTGCGCGGGCGTCCTGATCGCTTTCCGTCGCCGCGCCAGGTTCGGCCGGCGTCGGGTTGCTGACGGTTTCCCAGCCCAACACGGGCGTTACGATGGTGTCGAGCGCCAAGGCCGACGCACCGACCGGGCCGAACTCGACGCTGCGGAACGTGGCGAGGCCGGCGCCCAGACTGTCCAAGGTTACGGCGCCGGTCATTTCAAACAGCGCGCCCGCTTCGCCGACCCGGGCTTGCGCGCCTTGCGGGATCAGCGCCCCAGGCACGCCGTTGATTTCAACTTCGCGCAGCACCGATCGCGTGGCCTGTACCCGCGCGCCGCCGGTCAGCGCCCAGATGGCGTCCAGAAATACACCGCCGGCAAGGTTCGGGTTGATTTGGTTCGCCAGGTCGGCGTTGTTGCGCACCAGGGCGTCGCGGCCCAGCGTGTCCAGCGTGATCAGCACGCCTTGGGGCGTGTCGGGCGTCGTGATCAGGTCTTGGCCTAGCGCGCCTCTCCATTCCGCTTCGACCGTGGCGCGCAGGGTCGCCGTGTCGGGAAAAATGACGCCCGTTTCGGTGATGTATCCGTAATCAGCCATTGAAGGTCACGGGTCCGTAGATGGTGCGGAGGCTTACGGTGTAGCGCAGCGTGTCGCCCGCGCGCCGAATGATCAGCGAAACAATACCCGTCACGCCTTCGACCGCCAATAGCTGCTGGCGCAAAGCCGCCTCGAAAGCCTGGACGTTCGGCACGCCAGCCCAAGCTGTCGTCTCGAAGGGCATGCCCCGCAGGAAGTCCAGAACGCACTCCGTGCGGCGCGTGCGGGCGGCATGGATCGACATTTGCAGCACGGCCGGCGCGCCGGACAGCAGCTCCAGCGAGCCGTTGGACCCGACAACCAAATCGTTGTTCGCGTTGACGGCCAGCGTCAAGGTCACGGGGTGGGCCCTCCGGTCGTACCGGCGCCGATGGTGACGCCCGTGTGCCTGTGTGTCTCCAACGATAGACCACCGGACCCCGTGACGCCACCCGTGGCGGACAGAGCGCCGTTGACGACGACAGCGCCGTTGATGGTGATCGTCGGCGCTGTCAGGGTGATGCTGGCGCTGGCGGTGATTTCCGCGTCGGCCACCGTGGCGGTCAGCGACGGGGCGTCCACCGTGACCTCGCCGCCCGTCGTGACCGCAACGACGCCCTGGCCGATGGCGACGCGGGTTTCGCCGTCCGTGGATTGCAGCACGAGGCGTTCGGCGTCGTCGCCATTGAGCGACCATGAGCGCATAATGTCGGGGTAGAACACGCCGTCTTGGAAACTGTGCGTGCGGGCCGTGTTGGGGGGTGCGTCACTCAAAGTCTGCAGCGCCAACGACAGGTCGCGGTCGGCGGCCATCAGCCACCCCAAGTCCCCGGGCGCGAGCGGCAAGGAAATGACGAAACCGCCGCCCGCGTATTGGAATACCGGCACGCTGGGCACTTGCGCTCGCGTTACCCGTTCGCCCTGCGTCGTGACCATCTGGACAAGGGGCTGCACGGTGGCGCGGTTCGTTGCCCTGTCGTACGCGATGACCCGAGCAGGCAGCATGACGTCCAGATTTTGCGCCATTTTCTCGCCGAAGATACGCAACAGTCCCGGCAAGGATCCGTAGTCCGCCGGCGCTGCGCTGGGCGGGGCGTTGTCCGTCATGCTCCGGCGGCCTCGCTACTTGGGGGCGGCGTGTAGCCGTTGCGGCTCGCTTCGGCCGTCCAGTAGAACGGCGTGTCGCGGCTGGCGGCCTCGAAACCCAGCTTGAAAATCGTGTAGTTGCCGGTCAACGCCGGGTTCAAGTCGCTTTGCAGCTCGAGCGCGCCGCCCAGCACGGTGTCCTGGTCAATGAAGAACGCCACCTTCACGCCGCGCTCCGTGGCTTCGGGGACGCCCACCATGCCACTGGCGGACGACAGCACTTTCGTGCGCTCCGGCAACGGCGTGCCGCGGTCTTTGACCACAAGGGTGCTGTCGTCAACGTACGCGTCGACACCGCCCGCAAGCTCCAGATTGTTGACCTGGCGCAGCGCCGGGCCGCTGAAAGACCAGTTGCCGATTTGTTTGTCCGCAGCGCGGAAGTCCAACTGCAGGCCAAGGTCCGCGGCGACCCTGGCGGCAATCGCGCTCAACGGCTCCTGCGTCAAACCGGACCGGGCGATGATCAGGCCCTTGGCGTAGTTGCCCGTGAGCGCGCGGATCGTCAGCGCAATGTCCGGCGGTTGCGAGGGCGCCGACAGCGTGATTTCGCCCACGAAAATGCGCGACAGTCCCGTGCTGACCCGGCCAATGTCCACGAACAGGCGCTTGGGCGTGCGGTTGGCATTAAACGGGCTGGTTTCGGTCAAAATGTAGTTGCGCGTTTCGGCCGTCAGGTTGCTGATGGTGATTTCGCACGTGTTTTGCTGCGCGGACGCAAACTTTTCCCCCGACACCTTAATGTCGAAGGCTTCGTCGTACACCTTGACTTCGCCGTCAACTTCAATGCCGACGCGGATTAAGCGAGCGTCCAGCATTTCACAGTTCCGCCGCCGACGCGTAGATCAGGCGTTGCGTGACCCCGAACTGCGCATACGTCGGCAGCTCGCCGCCGTCCGTCAGCAGCAGGAAGTTGCCCGCCCCCGCCAGGTAGCGATACGGGATCAAGGGCGTGCCGGCGACGATGCGCGTGGCGTCCAGAATGCGCACGCCGTCAACCGTCACGTCGGCCACCATGACGCCCAACGCTTCCTTGATGCGCAGGGTGAATGAATGGTCGTCCAGCCGCAGAGCGAACTCTTGATTGGGGATCGGCTCGAGGGGGATGGTTTGCATTAGCCGAACGCCCGGAAAAGAATGGACCCGCGGTCGTTGTCGTTGGACGCGGCCGGCGCGGTCTGCTGCGTGCCGCGACGAGCGGTCGACGTGCGCGCCTGGCCGGCTGGCGTCGGCGCGACCTGCGCGGGCCCGATAACCGCGCCGCCGTATGTCGTCTGGGCGATGATGACTTCGCGCAGTTGCAGGGTCACGGTCAGCGCGTCGAACTCTTCGGGCCGTTCGTCGTGCGGCATGGCGGTAAGCACCATGTTATCGTACGTCTGGGCCCGGGTCTGGACGGTCAGCAGCGTGGACGCCCGGAACAACTCGCGGATTTCGCCGTACGTCGTGGGCGCTTGGCTTCCCGTGACCATCAACGGCATTTCGATTTCGACGGGCAGAAAAACGATGTGGTCGACCACGGACGAGTTGTCTTCCAAGGGGTGCTCGAGGGCCTTGGCGACTTCGTACACATTGGCGGTCATGGGTCGCGCCAGGGCGAAGACTTGTTCGCCCGTGTCGGCACGGCGTACCATCACCACGTCAGCGACCGTGGCGGTGTTGTCGGTCTGGACGGAGGATCCGGCGGTCAATGCCATCAGCGATCAATCCCATCATCGAACTGGGCGGCTACGTCGCCGTACCGCTGCGTCAACGCGTTGCCCACGCCGGCCGGGTCGGTGCTGCGCGTGTTCACGGTGACGCCGCCCATGTTGATATTCTGCGTGCGGTTCGTTCGGCTGTTGCTGGTGACGCTCGCGGCGGTCTGCGAGGCAAACGGGGACGCGGCGGCGCGAGCGAGCTGGCCCTGCCCCATCGCAGCGGCGTTGGCGCTGTCGCTGACCGGCAGACCCATCAAACGCCGGGCCCCGTTGACCGCGATGTTTATGCCCTGAATGATTTTGCCGATCGTCGCATCCCACCAACGGCCGATCATTCCGAACACCGCGCCGAACACGTCGCCCAGCGAGCGAACGGCCGCAGCGACGCCGCCAAAGACGATGCGCGCCAAACCGACCCACGGCGTGATCAGGGCGACAAAGACCTTGGCGACAAAGCCGAATACCGCAACGGCGACGTCGCGGAACAAGCCGAAAATGGGCGCGGTCAGCGAGTACCAGGTGCGGAACGCGCTGACGAGAAAATCCGCCGTCGCTTTTGTGGCACCCACAAGGCCGTTGAAGACTGCGACGGCGACGCGGCCCAGCACGCGGAAGGCCACGGCCAAGCCTTCGACCAGCGCCCGGAACCATCCGTACCGCCCCATGAGCGAACCGATCAGGCTGTCTTGCCCGTTCAAGAACGCCATGACGTCTTCGTACGCCAAGGCAAAGGCAATGCCCAGCGCTGCAATCGCGGCCACCGCCAGCAGAATGGGCCACGTCGCCGCGATGACGCCCGCCGCAGCAGACCAGATGGCGGGGAGAAAGGACGCGGTGATCACGGTGCCCGCGATGGCAAAGGCGATGCCCAGCCCCTCGACAAACTTGGCGTTCTCGCGCATCCATTGCGCGCCCTTAACCAACCACCCGTTGACCGTGGCCAAGGCCGGCGCAATGGCCGACACCAGCGTAAACTTCCAACCCTGCAGCACGCCCTGGAGCTGTTCGGAGCTCTCTTTGTACTTGTCGATCCGGTTGGCTTGTTCCTGCGTGATCGCGCCGTTGCGCAGTTGCTCTTCGGACAGGGCCTCAATGGCGGTGCGGCCCTGCAGCAGCAGCTTTATGGTGCCTTCGTCGGTGATGCCCAGCCGGCGAATGGCCGCCAGTTGTTTGGTCTTTTCCAGCCCCTCGAGCGCGCCCGCCACCTCCAGCAGCGACGTGCGCACGTCCTTAAGGTTGCCGTCCGCGTCGGTGGCGGACAGGCCCAGCGCCGCCAGGGCTTCCACGCCGCGCTTGCCGATACCCGCCTGGATCCGGCGCAGCATTGTGTCGTACGCCTCCAGTTGCGCTTCGGCGTCGGCCAGCTCGCCGCCGCTCGCCTTGACCGCCCGACGCCACGTGTCGAAATCCTGCGCGCCCAGACGGATGCGCGCGGACGCATCGATCAGCCGGTCGGCTTCCTCCACGGTGCCCTGCAACGCCGCGTTCAAGGCGTACACGCCTGCCGTAAGCCCCGCCGCCCCGATCAGGCCAATCACGCCCTTGAACGACCGGCCCAACTTGCCCGCGTTGTCTGCGGCTTTGTCAATCGCCGGTGCGAGCTGACGGGCGCCTTTCACACTGTCGTCAATGGCGTCTGCGGTCTTGGCACTCTCGCCGCGCAGGTCCGCCATTTCCCGTTCCGCCTTTTTGGCGTCGGTGTCGAACAGGATGTAAAAGGTGTCCAGTATGCTCATTGCTTGCGGTTCGCCGCCAGATACTCGTTAACGCGGGTCGTCATGACGATTTCCCAAAGGTCAAAAGCCTCTTCCAGCGTATAGACGGTCCCTAGTTCCCGGAGGGTGGCTTGTCCGCTGGCGACAATTGCTCCGATAAAGCCGTCAACATTTGCGAAAGCCACGGCTTCGCTTTCTCCATAAGCGGCGCGAGGGAAGCGGCACTCACGCCGTTCTCGAAAAAACTGCAGTTGTACTCGATCATGGCCCATTCGAGCCGCGCCAGGGTTTCCCAGTCTTCTGCGTGGTTGTCCACGAGGGCGCGCGTCGTGAGCATCAGGGGGGCGTCGCGCCCCTCAATCTGGACGCCGACGTGCGACATGAGCTTAAGCATGATCGCTTCGCTCACGCCGTAATCGCCCAGCTTCGGCAGATTGGACACCGGGTATTTGGCGACGATTTCGCGCCCGACCGTGGCCGGGAACTTGTGCAACACGAACGTCCTGGCGTCACCCGACGCTGTGCGAAGTTCGAGGGGCTTGGGGTGCAACATGCGGCGCGGCTCCGTAAGGTTTGACCGCACCGTAACGCCTGGCGGTTATGGCGTCTAGGCGCGCGACATGCCCTCAAAGGCAAAAACGTACGCCTTGGACTTAAGGCGCCCAGCGCTCGCCACCGACTGCCCGGGCATGCCGTCCGTGATCACGCCTTGCGACAGGGTGATGGTGCGGCCGTCCGGGTACGTCGCGGTCATGGTGATGGTGTCGCGAGCTCCGAACTTGCCCTTGCCGGTCCGGTTGGCCTCGAGAAGCACCGCCAGGTTGCGGTCGTCATCCGACGCCGGAATGATGTTGATGGTCGGCTTGATCGGATTGGCCTTGGACCACGCGATCAGGTCGCCGTTCAAACCCATGGCCGTGTCGCGCACCTGGATTGACGGCAGGTCGAACGGATCCGCATCGTCGGCAAACTGCGACAACGTGATACCGGCCGGGAAGGTGGCCGACGCCGTGAGGCGGATGCGGAGGCCGAAGCCGGAAACGTCGTTCATGCGTCGTACCCTTAGACGAGAATGTGTTGGCCTTCGACCTTCCGGATCGTGTCGTCTTTGCCGTACACCAGCGTATATACGGCGACGTATTCCGTGCGGTCGTCAACGGTGCGCGGCTCGATCGTGCAGTCGATCCAGTAGCCGATGCTCTGCACCTGCTGGAACGCTTCGGGGTCGCCAGTCACCTGCGTGACGTACAGGCGTTGCGCCGTGGTCAGCGTCTTGCCGACGCTGATGGTGCCGTTGAAAAGCGCCAGGTTGATCGGGTCTTGAAGGATGGCCAGGATTTGACCGCGGCCGTCTGCGTTTGCCGGAATGCGCGGCAGCGCCAGCAGCAGCGCCAGAATGGCTGTCGACGCCGCATCCTTGAACCAGATTTCGTTCGCATAGACGTTCATGTCGACGGGGGCTGTGTCGCCGCCCATCATCACGCCGCGTTGGTAGAAGCTGATTTGCTGACCGGCGGTCTGCGTCTGGCCGTAATAGTTGACGCGCAGGGGGTCGTACAGGTCGGCCAGCGTGTCCGTGGTCACGGAGGGCGTCAAGTCGCCCTGCTGGTACATGTAGTTCTGCACGGACCCGGGGCGCGTGTAGTCCGTCGCGGCCAGGATGACCATGGGCAGTTGTTCGGGGTATTCCGTGGTCAGCGGCGCAAGGGTCACGGCGGTGCCGGCCTTGGCGATCACGGCGGCCGACAGCGCCACGGCATTGGCGGCGGTCGTGCGGGCGCTGAAAATGAACTGCACATTCAGCGCGGCGTTCCAAGTCGCCGCCTCGATCGCCTCGTCAACGGTCAGAGCCGTGGTCACGAAGGCGAACGAGCCGAAGTTATTACTGATGGCGGTGCTGGCCGTGAGCGCTTCGGTGATGGTCTGGACGGGCGTTGCCGGAGAGAACACTGCGCCAAGCGACCAGCCGAACAGCGTGGCCACGGATCCAGCGGCGGCGGCGTTGACCGAAATGTCCGCTGCGGCGGTCTGGCCAGACGACGCCACGAAGTTGAAAGCGCCAGCGACCGCATCGTACGTGACGGTGGCGGTCGTGAACTGCGCGCCGACTGCCGCCTGGATAGCGGTCTGCAGGACGGAAGCGACCCCGGCGAGCGAGACGGCTGCGGCGAAGTTAAGGCCGGTCAGGCTAGCGGTCTGCGCGCCGATGGTCAGCGACAGCGTGCCGGCCGTGACGGCTTGAAATGCGATCAGCGAGCCGATGGGCACGGCGCCAAAAATGCGCGCCGGCGAGGCGGTGCGGGCATGTCGCGCGAACGACAGCTTGCGGGGAGCGGTCAGCGATTTGCTGACGAACGCGAAGTAGTCAGCGGCCCGGGCGTACTCGACGGAGCCGGTGCCGAAATACGCCCCGACGTCGGCAGCGTTCGTGAACTCCAGAATGGCGTTCGTCGGCACCTTCGTGTCTTCGGAGAAAAGACGCCCGATCCGCTCCCGTTGCGGCACGCCGCCGGTCGCAGCCACCGCCGACGTGATCGCCACATAACGCGAAATGTCGATGCTCATTACCCTAGACCCTCGCCATGCGGAGTTCGCCGACCGTCGCGGCTGGCGTACTTGATAGCATAACTTGTTCGTGTGTCACGACCAAATCGAAAGACGGCACGGCTTCGTACTGGTCCCGGTCGTTTTTCATGAACGGATTGCGCACCTGCGTAACCCGAAGCACCGCCAGGCCCAGCACGCGCAACGCCGCGATGGCCTTGTCGCCCTGCAGAATGCCGGCGGCCAGGTTCACGAGGTCAGAGGCCGTTGACGACGGGAGCGCCGCGCCATCTGACGTCGCCGGGGGGCCCAGCGCCTCAATCTGCAACGTGCTTTCGTAAAACTGCGTTTCGGTGTGGATCATCAGCGTGGCGTCGTCCGGATCCGGGACGTCCGTTCGCTTCGCCCAGCCGTATCGTTTGTCGCCTATTTTCTGGAACAACACGGCCGGGCCATTCGGCCGCCCCTGGAGCGTCGATTGGTCGAACTGGATAACCGGGACGGTGCTTTGCCCCGCGTCGGTCAAACCGGCCAGCAGAACGGTACGAACGGCGGCAAAAAGGGTCAAATCGTTCATGTCGGCGTCGGCCCGCTGTCCACGACCAGCACGCTATCCCATCCGTCCTGCGTGAACCAGTCAACGCCCGTCACGGCGACCCAGCGCCGGCCGCCGTAATCGAACGCATCGGGCGCCTGGTCACGGTCGGGCTCGTTGAAGCGCGACGACGCGAAGAACGTCGAGTACCGCTTGTTCATGTCGAGCCCGTACTGCGACAGCATGTTGGTGTTGACCGCCTGGAACGACCCGTACACCGTGACCGGGGCGGCATAGACGCTGATTTGGCGCCCCGCGGCGTCCGTCGTGCGCCCCGTGCAGCGCCGCCACACGACCGGCTGCTGCCCTTGGACAGTCAGGGCCAAAGCGAGAAGGTTGGAGCCCGGCGTGCTCATTGCGCGCCTTTCGGCTCGACAACGCCCGTAACGCTGCGCAACATCAACCCCGTGTCCACAAGGGGCTTGGAAAAGCCCTTGCGGGCGATCGTGCGCGGCGACAGGGCCGGCGTGGTCAGCGCAGCGATGCTGGCGGACACGTCGCCGGCCGCTTTGAGCGTCAACCGCTCGAGCGCGTCGCGGCCGGTCATCTGGCCGTTCAACGCCGCCTTGGCCCCCTGGCGCATGATTTCCGCCCAGCCCTGGCGCTGCTGGTCGGCGGTCGGGCGCATCGTCGGGCGCGCCGGGATGCCGCCGGCGGGATAACCGAACTCATGGATCGTTGCGACATAGGCCACGGAGGTGCCGTCCGGATATTTGGACGTCTCGAAATAGCCGGTCTTTCCGACCAACCCGTCAATGCCTTGCAGCGCGACCGTCAGACGATCGCCGCCGGACGGGTCGCGCCGGACGGTCACAGGAAGCGCCCCAGTACCTTGCGGAACGCCGCACGCTCCGGGCGCCCGCCGACGTAATAGCCGCCAGCGCTCCGGGCGGACAACAAGGCCCAGAGCTGCAGCCCGTACGGCGTGGTGGATAGCCACCACTGCCAACCCGTCTTTGCGGGCGGCGGCTGCAGCGAGACGGACACCTTGTCGACCGTCGACCCCGTGACCACGACGGAGGTTTGGCCCTGCGCGATCAGCGTGAACGAGGCGAGAAGGTGCGCCGTCAGATAGTTGAGCGCCGATTGCAGCCCCACGCCCGACAAAAGGCAACCGTCATACGCCCCGAGAAAGACCGTTGCGTCACCCCAGCGCAGGGTGATCGTCGCGTCGGGGTATGCGCTCTCGCTGGCGAACGCGGGGAACGCCAAGCGAAATGCCGGAATGTCGAGCGTGTGCTGCGCCACGGGTTAGGCGCGGCGCGGGTGCGACGGCTTGGCCGGCGTTTCCGTTCCGACCTTGGGCGGTTCCGCGCCGGTCGCCTCGTAGTCTTGCGGGGTCAGCGGGGCCGAAGCGTCGCGGCTCTTCATGTCACTGGCGACAGCCTCGCCGTCCGCCTGGTGCTCAGACACGCGCAGGAAGCCGTTTTTCTCGTGCTCCAGGAACACGCGGTCGCCGCGCAGCGCCTCGAGTTGTTCGGCGGTGATGCGGGTGGCCACGGCCCCGGTCGGGGTGATCAGGTTTTTGTTCGCCACGCCAGTGCCGCCGGCGATGTTGATGCCGTCCTGCGGAATGGGCAGGTCGTGCCCCTCGCTCTCGACGGCGGCGCAGTAGCGGACGCCGGCAGTCATGGTCGAATAGACGTAGTATTGCTTGCTCACGGGGTCGTCTCCATGGAAAAGGGCTCCCCAGTCGCCCGGGAAGCCCTTTCGTAGCGCATCAGTGCGACGGTGGCTAGATGCCGGTGTAACGCACGACGTTGTACGGGCGCTTGACCAGCACGCCGGCTGTGGCGTTGGAATAGTCTTCCACGTACGCCTTGGCCTGTTGATCCACGCCCACCAGCATGAAGCGCGAGGGCACAATCTGTACCATCGTCTGCCCGCCGTCGTCGGATCCGTTGTCCGGGCCGCTGTCGGCGTACATGTAGAAGACGTTTGCCCCGCCGTTCGCACCGTTGAGTTCCGGAGCCGACACGACCCGAACGTTCGGGTAGGTGCCGCGCAGCCAGTCGCGAACAGAGTTGCCGAAGTCGGAAGTCACCGACAGGTAATCGACGCGGTTGGACGCGACCGCCAGGGTGATCGGCGTGGTGTTCGGGTCGATCGTGTCGCCGGACTGGGTACGCAGCGCGGCCAGGGCGGTGCGAAGCTGCGCGGTGATCACAAGGAAGGTGGCCGTAGTCCACGCAGCGCCGGTGACGGCGACATAGTTGGGCAGCGACGGGTCGTTCAAGAAACCGTACGTGCGGTTGTTCGCGGCGTTGTAACCGTAGAACCCGACGCGGTTACGCTGAATGTCCAGAGCGAGCGCAGCGGCCGAACGCTTCGAAGCGCCGGACGACATGTTGATTTTGGCGGCGCGGGCTTCCTCGAGCTTGCCGACGCGCAGGCCCTCTTCGAACCGCACGATGGTGCGGCGCTCGAAACCGTAGTTCCACGACGCCAGCGGCACGTTGTTGTAGTCGCCGTACGGAATGGCCAGGCCCGTCAGTTCCATGGACCCCTGAATGACCTCCTCGTCGGCCCAGTCGCCCGCCGTGACGTTGCCGACCAGCTCATCGATCTTGCGCGCCGTGGTGACGCTGCGAACGAAGCCCGGAAGGAACTTCTGGAGGAACTGGATCGGCGCGCCGACGTTCCCGGCGTAAACGGTCGGGTTGAGGTCGGGCGCGGCGTCCATTGCGCCGGCCGCAACAGCCATGCGTGACAGGTTGTCGACGACGTTGCGATGATCCGCGCCGAAGTGAACGCCCAGCAGCGCCAGACCGGCGATGATGGTCTGATCGATTTGATCAGCGCCCAGCGACAGCGGGCCGCGCTTCATGATGGTGGCGCCGTCGAACGCGCTGTGAACCTTGGAAGACATTTTGGTCAGGTCTTTCTGCTGAGTTAGACGCCGGGTTCGCCCTGCGGCCCTTGCGGACCCGCGCGACCCAGAGAAATGACCGCGAGCGAAGCGCCCGCGTTGTCGAAGCGCTCGACCGTGCCGATGGGCGTGGTGTTCGCGCCGACCGGAGCCGCCGCGCCTGGCGCTGTGGTCACGAGGGTGCCGTCAGCGGTCAGGAAATACACCGTGTCGCCCGGCTCGCTGCTGGCGGGCAGGTCCACGATGATGCCGGCGGTTTCCTGCACGCACTCGACCATGCTGTAGTTGGGCACGGCCAGCGTCGAAGCGAGGGTGCCGCCAACGGTCGTGCCGGTGCCCGGATAAACCTTCGGGTTGCCGATGATGCCCATGAAGCGACCGGAGCCGCCCGCCGCCACGACCATGTTGGCCGGGTTGACCGCATCGCCGTTGGCGGTCGGGGATCCGGTGCCGCCCGACGTCCAAGTGACCGCGCGGCCCATGACGTTGTTGGCGGCGCTGCCCGAAACGATGCGCGCGGGTTGCGAGCGCAGCGGGCCTTCAAGGGCCAGTTCGCCGACAACGCCGAAGCCGAGATACGGCGAGACGGTGGATTGGAAGGCCATTTTATGCGTCTCCGTTGATGTATTTGTCGATGACGCTGCCCTGGGCGGGCGCGGCGTCCATGGCGACCGGGGCGGGCACAGGCTTGGCGCGCAGGAAGCCGTCGAGCGTCGCGCGCTGCGCGGCTTCCGGCACGTCCTTGATGCCCAGCTTGTCCAGACCGTACGCGACGACCTGCGCGGCGTTCATGGTGGCGTGGGCCGCGTCGAAGGCCCCGACGTGCGGCGTGAGGCGCTTGATCAGGTCGGCTTTGTCAGCCGCGTCGTGCGCAGCGTCGGCTGCGTCAACGGTCGGCTTCATGGCCGCGATCTGGGCCTTAAGCGGAGCGGTCGCGGCGTCAATGGCGGCGGCCAGCGCGGCCTTGTCCATGGCGCCCTTGTCCTCTTCCTTGTCTTCGCCCTCTTCCTCTTCGTCTTCCTTGGCCTTGACGGCTTCGGCGAGGGCGGCGGGCATGGCGTCCGCGACAGCTTTGGTCACGGTGTCGGGCAGACCGGCCAGGGCCGTGGCGACAGCGGCGTCAATGGCGGCGAGGGTGTCTTTGTCCAGCACGGGCTGCAGCTCCTGCGCGTCCACGTGGTCGTACGTGAACCTGTGATCCAAAACGGCGACTTCGGGGCCCATTCGCCCCTGCTTCACCACTGCAACATGATTACCACGCATTTTCCGTTGCACAACGTCATATTTTACGCCGTTGTGCTCGCCGGGCGAAAAATCGTACTCGCAGCGATAGCCGCACGACAGTTCTTTCTTGCCGCTGTTGATCTGCCGCGCCAGGGCTTCCGAAAAAATCTTGATGTTGCTGTACAGCGTGCCGTCGTCGAATACGACGTCATCGCCGGTCACACCGCCCACGCCCTTGCGCTCCACAGGCGTCAAGCCCGCGTCGATCGACCCGAGCATTTCGTGATCATCAATAATCGGAACGGTGCGGAACGACGCGAGGCATTCCGGATCCGCGAGCTCTTCGGCCGGGCGGTACACCTGGTACACGCGGTCGGGTTCGTCGGCGCCGATGCTCGAGCCGAGATATGGGAACACGCCGACTTTCGACAGCGGGTTGCGCTTTACGACGAACCATCCATTCTGATCGTAAATTCTGGCGCTCATGGTTCCAATCTCTTACCCGCGATCAGCGCCAAACGCGCCGCGCGCATCTTCATCCGTGTTTCTTTTGATCGTGGGCGTGCGCTACTGGCCGCACCGATGCGAGACTTAGTCTCTTCTGTATGACGGAAGCCTGTAGCTCGCAAGGACAGGTTTCGTCGATATTCTTCCGACCGTACCGACCCGGCGGCATTTTTGTTGCCGCGCAACGTCGCGGCTATCTTATCCCGCGTCTCCTGCGTGACCACGCGGCCCGTTTTGTGGGCGTTGATTTTCGCGCAGTGTTCAGGCGTATACTTGCGCCCCAGTTGGGTTTGCGCCCCGCCGCACCCGATATTCCAACCGATGTTTTCTGCCGGGCGCAGCCGTTGTTCCAGGTCGAGACAATACGCCGGGTCGCCCACGCACAGCACGCCAAAAACGAGGTTTTCGGGCTTGTATCTGCGGATGGCGTCTTGAAGACGACGGCACGTGTTGGCACCCTTTTGGGCCTCGCGAACGTGTCGTTTCCACCGATACGCGGGCTTTCCGCTGGTGAAACCGACATAGCCTTGCGTGCGGCAATCGGTGTGTTCGGAATGACGGATCCAATAAACGCTCGCCGTCATTGATCTTCGCCAAACTCCAGCACGGGGCGCATGACGCACCGGCAGTTGATCAACTGACCAGGCAGACCCCGTTCTTTCGTCTTGTCGTCAATGATGGGCGGGTCGTCAAGGCTGTAGATATTGCCGCTCATTTCGACGTGCAGTTTGCGCGGCTCTTTACCGCCGGAGCTGTGCAGCCATTCGAACTTGCGGATGCCCAGCCCTTTCATGCGCGCGGCATTGAGGTTGGACGTAGCCTTGGACGTCTGGTCGCGGGCGATCAGTTCCGCGCGCTTCGTGGTCACGACGCCGATATGCTCGATCGCCGCCAGGACGCCGGCCGACCCGTCGCCGCGCTGAATATTGCGCATCACTTCGCCCTGTATTTTCAAAAAATACTGGTCGGGAATGGACCGAATAAGCGCGACGTTTTCGACGATGCCCGCTTTGGTAATCTCAATCGCGGCCTTGGGGATTGTCCGCGTGGACAGCGACACGCCGCCCGACATTTCCTTAAGCGATTGGTGCAGTGACGCACTGGACGCGGCGTCAACCTGGGCCTGCATGCGTTCGGCGAGCGGGCGCGATTGGCGCGAGAAAGCCGCCATGAACCGCTTGCGCAGGGCGTCCGTCAGGATCCGCGCTTGCGAAGCGTACGACGGCGCGTCCTGCGCGATGGCGTCGGTTGCGAACTGGCGGTCAAGCCGGCGGAACCCCGTTTCCGTGGCAATGCGCATTTGCCGAACCAGCAGGGTCAGAGCGCGTTGGTATCGGCTCTCGACCGCCGCGCTGTAGTGCAACGGCGCGCCCTTGAACGTGTGACCCCCGCGCGCTTCGGCGTACGCCTGGCGGCTTTTCGTCAGCGGCGGGCGGGTGTTGCGCGCCATCAGTCGTCCAGCGCCTCAAAAACCTCCGGCCCGAACACCAGCTTGCCGCGGTACGGCTCGACTTTCGCCAAATCGACGTTGCCCAGTTCGTACGTAATGGTCACGTGGGGTTGGTATCCCGCGTGGTCCCACGACGCCCCGCGCTCGCGCATTTGCTCGTGGCGATAGGCCAGGGCCGACGAGTTGAACAGCAGGACGATGGCGCCCTTGTCGCCCAGCGGCTCCACAAGGCGCGCGCCGCCCGGCTCGATCGTCAGGTTGCCGTTCTGGTCGCTCGACCAGTTGTCGCCCATGACCATCCAGTCAACGGGCGCGCGGCTGTAGGTCACGGTCACGTGCATGTCGTCGGCGGGCGTCGTCACCTTGAAGCCCTGCGCCTTGGCCCATTTGATCAGCTCGCGGGCGTTGACCAGCTTGCGGCACACATAGAGCGGACGGGGCGCGGCGTCCGCCGTTTCCTGCTGCTGCGCTTCGGCCAATGCGAGGGCTTCCGCTTCCTCTTGCTCGACGTCTTCCGGCGACACGTCGGGCAGGTCGGTGTAATCGCCGCCCTTGTCGCCCTGCAGCCGGGCGCGCACGTCCATGCCATCGATCGCGCCGGCGTTGACCAAAACGGCGTCGCGTTCCGCCTTGATCTTTTCGATTTCGGCGTATTCCTTGGCGGACGGGGTGTCCAGCGGGTTCCAGTCCGCGGTCACGTCCAGCGACCCCGGGGCCTTCCCGTACTTCGGCTCAATCTCCGAACGGGTCAACAGCATCAGGTGACGCTCCAGCAGCGGGTCCAGGTCGTTCGCCTGGATACTTTCGAGCGTCTGCTGATAGTTTTCCGCGTCGCCTTCGCCCGTAGCGTCGAAGCCCTTGGGCGGCGTGCCCATGAGTTTGGTTACGGGCATGTCGGCAATCGCCGCGACGATCATGTACTGCGACGCAATGACGTTATCGAGGTCCGCCAGCGACGTCTCCAACTGCGCCACGGTGTCTTCGCTGTCCACCATGTTGACGCCAAAGTTGTCGCGCATCTCCGTCATGTTCTGCAGGTGCGTGACGGTGCCTTCCTGGTTGGCCAGCTTTTCCGCCAGGTCGGTATTCCACGTCAGCAGACGCTTCGACATGGCGAGCATCGGCGCTTCGTTGGCGGTGCGCTCCGCAGCGTACACGCGTTCCATGATGCGTTGCGGCAGCGGCACGCCGCCATAGCGGTACGACGGTTTCAGAACGTCCGCGACGGGATAGGGGACGCACACGACCAGATGCGACCGATGGTACAGTCGGCCGTTGACTTGCCACCATGTCGGGTCATAGAACCCCGGGTTCGCTGGGTCGCTCGCGGCCGCAGCGTCCAAAATCGGCGTGCACCAGTAAGGATCAACCTGCGTCATGCCACGGTAGCTGCCCGGCGTCACGCCATCCGGATTGAACGGCAGTTCGTAGTACTTCGGGTCCGTGCTCTCGATAAGCGGGATCCACACGCGCACGCCGAACAGACGCGCACGCTGGACAAACTCTTGCATCTGGGCGTTGAGGCCCATGCGCTTGTTGGCTTTGTGCAGGTCTTTGATCGCGTCGGCCTGTTGGCTTTCGTCCAGACCGTCGATCGTCATGCTGAAACCGTGGCGCACCGCGTCCCGCGCGGGCGTCGTGCACGCTTTGTCCACGAGCCAATGCTGCGCGACGAACGCCGAGAACTGATACCCAAGAAACCCTTGCGCCGCGTACCACGCGAAAAGCGCCTCCGGGGCCTGCCCGGCCGTGTCGCCCCATGCGCCCAAAGCCCCCGCCCCACACATAGCGTCCTGACCCGCCCCTGTGACCACGGGAGCGGCACGACGCACGCCTTCGATGGCGCGAGCGATGACCGCCTTGCGCTGGTCGGGCATCATGCGGTCCGTCGACAGCACGCGCTCGCGCGGTGCGAGGGCCGAGGCGGCGGGCTTGGGCGACCAGGGCCAACGCATCAGACGGCCTTCGTAATGGTCGCGCGGACCGTGCCGCTCGCCAAGTCGATTGTCGCGGCGGGTTTGACGCGAACGGTAAGTGTCCCGGATCCCAAATCGATCGGGCCGCCCGTGTGATTGTGCAGCAGCACCGTGACGGTATTCGCGGAGCTCACATACGCCGTCATCATGAGGGTCTGCAAATCAAGCGAAAACGCCGCTTCTGCCACGTCGCCCAAAACGGCGCCCGTCACAGTGACGGTAGTCGAAACGGTGCTGTTGTCGCTGATGCTGGGCGGGTCGTACGTCGCGGATCCGGTCAGGTCGGCGTCTGGGCGGTAGAAATAGTACGACACGGTGCCCGCCGCGCTAACCCACGCCTCGATCGCAACGCCTTGCGAGGCGAGACTAAACGACGCTTGCGCAAAGTCCCCGAGCGCCGCGCCCGCCAGGGCGACCGTCTGGGTCGGGCCGCGCTGGCCGGGCGCGAGGGCGGGCGGGTCATACGTCGCGGACGCAACGGTCACGGCGTCCGCCAAGTACCACCGGGTATTGTAGAACGTCAGCTCGTAAACGCGGTTTAGCTGCAAAACAACGTCACCGCCCGTATTGGTCACGATGGTGGCGTTGTTTTGCAGCGTGAACGCTGCCTCCGGGAGGAGACGAATAGTCTTGCCCGAATAGGACCCCAAGATACTCGTTATTGTGACCGGCGTCCCTGTCAGGAACGCAAACGTTGTCCCGTTCATATCGAGCGTTGCGGAACCTTGCCGCGTCACGATTGGCGCTTCGACCGCCGACGACCCAAGGTAGCCGTCAAAGCTAAACAGGCGGCTCGTGTACGGGCCGGAGCACTGGTAATAGGTGTTGCGCAGATAGACCTGCAGAGCGGCCGCCGTGTCTTCATAGCCGTAGAGCGGCGTCTTGGCCGTGTTGCCCGGGGTCGCCAGCGCCATGGCGACGGGGCCGACCGTTTGCGACGTGTTGACGGTGTACGTC